TTTGATCCCAATGCTTTTGCCGCTCAAAATCGACAGAGAAATAACCCTCAAGCCACGTGATTTTTTCAAATTGACTAAATAAAAGCAGACCCGTAATGGGTCACAAACTTAAAGGAAATTTATCATGGCATATTTAACACCCGTAAATGGCGATTCCCAACCGGTATTCGCAATCGACGTACAAAACGGCCCAGTCAGCCCATCAGCTGCCACAGCCGCTACACCAGTTAACCTAGCTGGTCCTAAGTTAGACTTCTTCCGTGCTGTTGCTAACACTACTGTTGTTTCACAACAAGGTGTTCAAGAGTACGTTGGAAACGTTATTCAAGCTATCCAACAAACTGCTACAATCGCAATGTATCAAGTTGACGGTACAGTATTGAGTTTCGCTACTTACCCAACAGGTGCTTTCGCTAATGCTTCTACTAACACCAGCGCCGCTGTGTTCTTGGCAGCTGCCAACATCACTTACACTGGCTATCAGTTGGACAGTGCAACCAGCGTTGGCTTCAAGCTATCGACCTAATCAATAATTGATTAAACAAAAACCCAGGTTAGAAATATCCTGGGTTTTTTGTTGGCCGTTAAATACTGGTATAATGCGAATACTCTGTAGAACTCTTTTTGATTGCTCGGCCACTGGCATCACAGGCCATTTTAGGCCCAGCCAAGTGCCATTTACGGATGGCGCCGGCAACACAATTAACAATCAACATGACTGGACATTTGCCAGGAATCAACAGCGCAATTGGGAAACACTGAACCAATTGATTAGCCTACGCACTCAACCACTAAACGTTACGCCTAATGGCTGTGATGCAGGAACTTGGCAATTTGAATTTGAAGTTGAGCACGGAGAAGTATACAGTACCACTGGATATGCCGGAGACTTGACTGGACTGGTAAATGAGTGTGCAGGCGTGCCCATGCTCACAGGGCTGACAGAAAAGCTCACCGAACAAGCAGTGCTGGTAACTCAAGGCCCGGATCAGAACATTTGGTTTGAACCCATAAATAAATGATGGGAGCCCACAATGGACACAACCGATATTGAGAAAAAGAGTCTTGAAGCGCATGTTGAATTATGTGCCGAGCGATATAAATTGCTAGAACTTAAATTAGAGACTCTTGAATCTAATGTTGACAGTTTAAAAACCACCATTGACGAAGTGCATAATATAGTGCAGGACATGGCTGCCAAACGCAACGATCAGTTGGTTACCTGGGGATCAGGCATCATTGGCATGCTGTTGGCCACTGTTGGATGGCTAGTCACAACTTATGTATTTAAATGAACAAACAAAACAAGCTAGAAGCCTTTGCCGCAAAAGAACTACTCAATCTAACTGACAAGTTGATTGTGAGTGATGGGCGCGGTGGCATCATGGCTTTTGGAAAATACAATATTGTACCCACAGACTACAAGTTTATAGTGAGTATTAAAAATCAAGATCCCATAACATTTGGTAGCAAGCGCAGTGCAATCAGTTGGTGTATTGCAGACCAACACAATCAACTCACACTGGCACGAATAATACGCACACTAGATACCAAAAAACATAGTCTAGCGGCGGATATACACTGCCGAAAGACACTTGCAGACCGTAGCAAGCACGAAGATTTTTACGAAGGTGTTTCCATCAAACTTCAACGCAAGATTGATCACATGGAAGCAGTTGATGCCGAATTAGAGAAATGTTTAAATTCGGCTAAATATATGCAAATTAGAGGATTCTCAAATGAAACTGCAAGAACTGGCCGCCCCGTCGCCAACAAAACAAATCGCTAAAGTTTTCGAAAGTTACTTTGGCTCTAACATTGAGTTTGACCGTTTAACACCGCGACAGACTCAACACCTGTTGCACCGTGTGCAAGGTCTGCTACACGAGCATCGTTCAGGGTCTGCTAGATATCAAAGCCAACAAAATCCTGGTTACCTTAAACTGGTAATGATGGAACAGGCATTGACCACACGCATGGCCGAAGAAGCTATTCCTGTTGCTCCTGCCGCCGGCGTAGGCGCCACTCCAGGTGCTAAACCTGCACAACCAAACACTGTGCAAGTTAAAGATCCTAAATTGGCTGCCGCATTAAAGAAAAGCACCAGTGGTCAAGCATTGAATCCTGAAGAGCAAAAGCTAGTGGCCGGCGCTGCCATGATGCAGGCTGAAAGTCGTTTGCGTCGTGTGATGACTCGCTTGAACGAATCAGAAGTTCAACAAGCTCAAGTGGTATTGGCTGCTCAAGACATGGTTGACAAAATGCAAGGCATGCTAGAAGATGTAACTGAGTTGCAGTTCAAAGAATTGCCAGCTCTAGTTGACTCTATCAAGAACCAAGTGGGCATTGATCAAGCCACACGATTCAACTCAGATGCCACAGCCGCTCTTGCTGGCCTGGTACAAAACTTACAAGGTGCCAAAGCTGCCTTGGATCAAGCTCTAGGCGTGGTAACAGGTCAAGCACCTGCACCGGACGCTGGTATGGCCACTGCGCCAGGCGTGGTTGATGTGCAAGCTGACATGGCCGCCCCTGCTCCTGCTCCCGAAATGGGCGGAGAGATGCCTGCAGAACCAGAAGCAGCCGCAGGCGGTGCTGGACTGGGTCGAGCACGTAGATAATGCGATTCCGTGAATTCATAACGGAATCCTCAACGCCAAGTCCCGATGAACTATTGGGGCTGGTCAATTTTCTTGCCGGACGTGCAGAAGACGAAGGCGCACAAAAACAAATTTCTCGTGGTGCATTTATCAGCCTTGCACAAAGTCTAAATATCAATGTCACCGAAGACAACATTGAAGAAATTGTGGGACAACCTCCCTTGAGTTCAGTATTAGAACCCATGACCCCTGAATCACAAGAAATCATATTCAAAGGTGCCGGAGAACCAGAAGCTCCTGCCACAATGCCCGTTAACAAAGCACAAGACATAGTTGCCAATGCCGCCAAATCGGCAATGAACAAAGATCGCGGCGTTTAATCAAAACTGTCAACATTTGGTTGACTGCAGGCGTTATATATAGTATAATAACTCAAAGGAGATCGCGATGAAAAAGATCTTAATTTCACTAGCATTACTAATGGTCACTGTGCCTGTACTGGCACAACACTGGAATCATGGCCACAGACATCACGGTCATGCCAGACACTATGGTCATGGCAACTGGGTTGTTCCCATCATCATTGGTGGTGTGGTAGGTGCCGCAATTGCCAATCGTCCTGCGCAAGCAGAAACTGTGTTTGTTCAACGGCAGCCTGTAATTGTGCAACTGCAAGAGAATTGCACGCCTTGGAAAGAAATCCAAACACCGGATGGTCAAACATACCGAGAAAGAACTTGTACACAATAATATGGCATACTCAGAAAAAGTTGTAGATCACTATGAAAATCCCAGGAACGTCGGATCTTTTGACAAGAGCGATACTGATATCGGTACTGGTATGGTTGGCGCACCTGCTTGCGGAGATGTAATGAAATTGCAGATCAAAGTGGTAGATGGAATAATTACAGATGCAAAATTTAAAACATATGGTTGCGGGTCAGCCATTGCATCAAGTTCCTTGATCACTGAAATGGTCAAAGGCATGACATTAGATAATGCTTCACTGATTAAAAATTCTGAAATTGCTGAAGAACTAGCCCTGCCTCCTGTAAAAATACACTGTAGTATTCTTGCTGAGGATGCTATCAAAGCCGCAGTTGAAGACTACAGAAAGAAACATGACACAACGCATCTTAATTGATAAGCTGGAATTTTATGTTACAAACGTTTGTAACTTGACCTGCACTGGCTGTAATCGCTACAACAATTATAAATTCTCTGGATGGCAAAGTTGGGATGAATATGGTCCCATACTAGAGCGTTGGGCAGAGAAAATTGATATCCGTCATCCTGTGATTCTTGGCGGCGAGCCCTTGCTTAATCCAGAAATCAACAAGTGGGTGGAAGGACTAAAACGCCTGTGGCCCGATCACTCTGGCGTACAAATACAAAGCAACGGCACACGCATTGACAAAGTCAAAGGCTTGTACGAAGCACTGGGCAACGGCCAAGGACACTGGATTGGCATCAGCATACACAATCCCGACGACAAAGAAGAAATCTTTTCACGCATTAGAAACTTTCTAACCGCACCTATTGTGGAAACCAGTGATCCCAATCATCCCATTGGGTCTGACTTTCAGTTTACCGATGTGAACAAAAACTATGTGCATGCCTGGATGAGCAACAAGTTTGTACAAAGCAATATCCTAGAACTGCCCAATGGACGATTTGGGCTGTACAACAGTGATCCTGTCAAGGCACATGATAACTGTGCATTTGCTCGTTTTAAAAACTATCACATGATCCGTGGTAAAATTTACAAGTGCGGTCCTGCTGCCTTGATGCCTGAATTTGATGATCAGTATCAATTTGATATCTCAGACGAAGACCGCTTGTTAATGAGAGGTTATCAACCCTTGACCGTTGACGAGTTTGATACCCGTGGTGCTGAGTTCTTGGGCAATATTGACAATGTAATTGATCAATGTAAGTTTTGTCCTGAGTCATATGACTACAAGCCTATTACGTTCACTGACTTGAAAAAGCCCTGGCGTCAAGACATCACAGTATTATGATCACAGTAACAGATATAGCAGCCAATAAGATACTGAAGAGTATTGCCAAGCGTGGCAAAGGTCAGGGCATTCAAGTGGGTGTCAGAACCACTGGATGTTCAGGCCTGGCCTATGTGTTAGAATATGTAGACAATCCCAACTTGCATTGTGTTAGGCACTACGATAACAATGGGATTAGGATATTTGTAGATCCCAAACACATACCATACCTTGACGGCATGACAATAGATTTCAAACGCAATGGACTCAATGAAGGATTTGAGTTTATCAACAAGAACGAACGTGACCGCTGTGGATGTGGGGAAAGTTTTAGAGTTTAAATGTTTGAAAACAAAATACAGTGGATTCGAGATAATTCACATCTTTGCGTATGGCCTTTTAAAAACTACGACTATCGTATGGGGCAAAACAAGTTAAAAATCACAGTATGCTGTAATCTTGACCTAAGCATGATTGATAATGAAATCGATACTGACTTCATTGAATCAATGAAACACGAAATAATCCAAGAAAAAAAATTACCAGCGGCTTGTCACTTGTGTTCTAGTGTTGAAAAAACTGGTGCACAAAGTGAGCGCATTAAATTTTTTGTAGGCAACGAAGATAAATTAAATTTAAAGTTCAGTCAGGATTTTAAAAGTGAAGAATTTCAAGTAGGAATGAAATTTTCCAACAAATGTAATCTGGCATGCCGCAGTTGTAATGAGTACGATAGTAGTCTATGGTCAGAAAAAATGCGTAAACCATTGCACTACATGGAGAGGAATTCTCAGTATGATATTGCCGAAAATCCCAGGTACTGGCAGTCAATGACTGACATGATCAGACAAAAATATGCTACTACAACAAATTTCATGATTCATCCCATTGGTGGCGAAACAATGATTCAACCTGGATTTCGAAAGCTATTGAATTGGATGATTGATGAAAATCTAGCGGATAACACACGTATTTTGTTAACTACCAGTTTGGCAGTAAATCTTGAAGAGTGGAGAGAAATATTTTTAAAATTTAAAGAAGTTGCACTATTAGGCAGTGTTGACAGTGTACACGAGAATTATCATTATGTTCGCTGGCCTGCTAAGTTTTCAAGAATACAACGAAACCTTGAAGAAATAGAAAAAGTTGAAAAATTGTTTCCTGGCAAATATCGATTGTTTATCACTCCGGTGTTTTCGTTGAATAACATTTTTTATATAACTGACTTTTTGGATTTCTGGTTTGAGTGGAGTAACAAAAATAACATTCAGGTAACTTTGCAGACAACACATATAAATCGTCCTAGGCCGCTCATGGTTGAATCATTGCGCAGTGAGTATATAGGCCAGTTGATTCCAATCATTGAATCAGCAATCACACACCCGTTTTTTAAACAAACCAATCGGCCAGAAATTGAAGTGCAATTAGAATATTTTAAATCAATGCTGAGTATCTTAAAGAACACAACAGATGTTTCGGATAAATTTTTTACTGACTATTTGAAATTCACTGCTGATTACGATAAGAGAACAGAAACCAGTAGCAGAATTTTAAACAGCCGATTGTTTGATTTACTATCTCCACAAGATCTAGAAATCTATGACAATTATTACAAAGTTGTAGATGTTGCTAGGCCAGTGTATAACATTAACTACGATATAGAAGATTTTCACCATTCAACAAACTAATGACAAAATTAATCAACAGATATAATTATCACTCAATACCACGAGTGGTAGTTGAAGGCAAGCGTTTTTATTCCACACCCGACGGTAAAAATTTACCTAGTGTAACAACCATACTTGACAAGACCAAAAGCGAAGAAAGTCGAGAAGCACTGAATCGATGGCGACGCAGTGTGGGTGCAGAAAAAGCACAACAGATTACCACCGAAGCTGCCAATCGCGGCACACGCATGCACACCTATCTTGAAGACTATGTAAAGACAGGTGAAATCAAAGAACGCACTAGCAATCCTTTTTCATGGGCTAGTCATGCCATGGCGCACGTGGTGGTGGAAAAAGGGTTGAAGAATGTGAATGAATTTTGGGGCATCGAAGTTCCGCTATACTTCCCCGGAATCTACGCCGGCACAACAGATGGCGCCGGGATTCATTTAAATGAAGAATCAATCTTGGATTACAAACAAACCAACAAACCCAAAAAGCGTGAATGGATTGACGATTACTTTGTGCAGTTGTGTGCGTATGCCGAAGCACATAATGAAGTGCATGGTACACGAATTCGAAAGGGTGTGATTCTCATGTGCGTGAAACCCGAAGTTGATGAACAGTTCAACATCATTAAACCCCCAGAATATCAAGAGTTTGTGCTTGAAGGCGCAGAGTTTGACAAGTACAGAGATTTGTGGTGGCGCAAGGTTGAACAGTATTATCTGCTAAATACGTGATCAACTGAGGAATCATCGTGGCCATTTTACAAATATCTAGAATTACCCAACGCAAAGGTCTTGCACAGGATCTACCACAGCCATTGGCTGGAGCCGAATTAGGCTGGGCCATTGATGAACGTAAATTATACATTGGCAACGGTGAGCTTGCTGAAGGTGCTCCGTTTGTTGGTAACACCGAAGTATTGACCGAGTTTTCTGACCTACTGAGTTATGTCACTGCTTACACCTATCAAGGTGATGCAGCCGGATACACAGTACAAACAGGTGCTACATCGGGCAATCCAGTAACACAAAGCATTCAAGCTCGATTAGACAGCTACGCTATTGTTACAGATTTTGGGGCAACAGGCGACGGAGTAACCGACGACACTGCCGCTATTAATCGTGCATTGTATCAGATATATTGCCGCCAGACCAACACGCAGATTCGTAGAAGTTTATTTTTTCCAGCAGGAACATATCTAGTAACTGGTACTATTCTTGTGCCACCATTTGCGCAATTGTATGGCGAAGGCTCTGACTCCAGCATCATCAGTTTCCAGGTCAACAACTGGGTGACATTGACACCATATGCATCAGGTGTTATGGTTTATTACACAGTTAATGGTAACTATTATCGATCTAAGTCAGTAGTACCAGCTGAAGATCCTACCAGTCCAGGAAGTCCTATTGCCCCAACAAACACCACCTATTGGGCGCTGGAAGACTTGCCAGAGTATGTGATACAAACCGCAGACAGTTTACAGCAAACCGGAGTAAGCATTGGCACCAATGGTGCTCTCCCGCCACAAAATATCGGAATGGTTAATATGGCAGTAAAAACTGCCAATCAAGGCAACGGAACCACAGTGTTACACAATGTGTGTTTGGTTGACCGTACCAGCCAGGTGAGTTTTGAGCAGGTGAACTTTCAAGGACCGTTTACCACGGCTGATGGCAACACAGAACTAGATGCACTGGCATGTGTGCATTTTAACAGCAGTCCAAGTTTGCCGTGTGTGCAAATCAACTTTAGTGGATGTAAATTTAGTGGAGCAACCTATGGTATCATGACCGACAACGTGATCAAAGGTTGTACAATCAGCGGCGGATACTTTGACACATTGTTCCAGGGTATTATGTTAGACACTGAACCCACCGGAGTGAGGATTGTAGAAAACATTTTTGACAATATCTATCACGAAGCCATTGTGATCACAGGTGCCACACTAAATGCATCAGCATACAACATATTCTATGATGTTGGCAACATATTCCTAGGTATTGTGACACGTCCGGTGATTGATATAGACGCCGACAACAACATCAGCGTCGGAGACCTGTTTGAGCGCACAACTGCTGACTCGGTCAGCCATCCTCGCATTGCATTGAACAACACCGGATCTGTTGTGTTGGGCATGAACATTCGTGGTATCAGTTATATCATTGACGGCGCAGCCAATGATACCATTGCCAATCAAATGCAACTGGGCGAGTACACTCGTACCACTGGTGTGGCAGATGTACTAACAGATGCCACAACTGAAGACTTGTTTGTTGTCAACACAGGACTGAGTGATCCCATTGTGGCATTCAACATTGACTATACTATCACAAGAAGCACTAGCTATCGAAGTGGCACAATGAGTATTGTATCCGGCACTGGATTCACTTACTCAGATGATTACTCAGAAAATTCTTCAACAGGAATTACACTATCTGCTGCCGAAGCAGGCGGAAATGTAACTGTATCTTACACATCATCCAGCACCGGTGATCCAGGTACAATTAAATATTCAATCACACACCTATCTTAATGTGGCCCAAAACATTTGGCGAGAGACTCGCCTCCTGGACAGAACTTCGTCGCCGCTGTGAAATCGGAGAGATTGATACGGTGGTAAAAGACATCAACACATGGTGGTTTACTGCTCCTTGGCAACCTTATCACCTGCACTGGGATGATCGAGCAAATTGGCCAGATCCCTGGCAACTACTTGAAGATAACACTTACTGTTCACTTGCTCGCGGGCTGGGAATCATGTATACTATAGCTATAGTTGATAGACCAGATCTGCAAGACGCGGTGCTTGTAGAGGTGGACAGCGACAATTTAGTCCTGACAACCCAAGAGATAACACAAAACCAAATAAAACTACAAATAAAGTAGGAGTAGAATGAAAACAATAACAGTTGTAAAGCGCCATGGGCAGCGGGAGCCTTTGGCATTGGAAAAATGGCAGACCCAAATTGCCAAGGTATGTTCAGGCATTGCAGACGTAAGTCAGAGCATGGTAGAGATCAAGGCACAGTTGCATTTTTATGATGGAATCACTACCAAGGAAATTGATGAAATTACCTTACGTGCCATAGTTGACCTGATTGACGTAGAGTCAAATCCTGATATAGGTCATACTAACTATCAATTCGTAGCCGGTAAACAACGTTTATCAATGTTGCGCAAGGATGTGTACGGAAGTTACATTCCACCACACTTGTACGAAATAGTAAAAACCAATGTGGCCACTGGGTTGTACACTCCGGAATTACTGGAGTGGTACACAGAGGATGACTGGAACCGCATGAATGACATGTTGGATCACTCGAAAGATGAAACATATTCATATGCAGCCATTGAACAATTAATAGAGAAGTACTTGGTTAAAAACCGTAGTACCAAACAAATATATGAAACTCCGCAAATTAGATACATGGTCGCGGCCGCTACTGTATTTCACGCAGAAGAACCGAATGCGGCGAGAATGCGCTACATCAAAGAGTACTACACCGCGGCTAGTGATGGGTTGTTTACTCTTGCTACTCCTGTGCTTGCAGGCCTGGGTACTCCAACAAAGCAATTTTCATCCTGTGTTCTTATTCGCTCCGACGACGATTTGGATAGTATTTTTGCTTCTGGCGAAATGATGGCCAAGTATGCCAGCAAACGTGCTGGCATTGGATTGGAGATTGGACGACTGCGTTCATTAGGTTCACCCATCCGTGGTGGTGAGATTATGCACACAGGTATGATACCATTTTTAAAAAAATGGTTTGGCGACCTAAGAAGTTGCTCGCAAGGAGGTATTCGTAATGCAAGTGCTACTGTTTTTTATCCTATTTGGCATCATCAGTTTGATGATCTTATTGTGCTCAAGAACAACCAAGGAACAGAAGAAACCCGAGTCCGTCATATGGATTATGGGGTTGTGCTTAGTGCTTTCTTCTGGAGACGATTTAAAAACAAAGAAAACATAACATTCTTTGATCCTAA